ACAGAACGGCAAAGGGCAAAGACGTTTGGCGATTCATGCCCGTTGTTCACGTTTAATTGAGTGTCTTGAGTTGCAAAGCTACGATGAAAAGACAGGAGATCCAGACAAACAAAATGGATATGACCACATGAATGATGCTTTAGGTTATTTAGTATATCGTGAATTTAATTTGCTATATGGTAGGGCGGGCAGACCAACAGGAATTAGAATATATTAAAAGCAATGGTACTATGAGGAAAAACTGTGTATAGCTCATTAAATATTTACAACCAACCTATAGCACAGGCTGTATCAACAGTTGAATCACCAAATGCGGCATATCAACGCATGGCACAGTTTTGGGATTTGATAACAGACCTCAGGGAAGGCACATACAAGATCAGGAGTGAACATAGAAAATATTTAATGCAAGAGCCTAGAGAAACAGATGATGCTTATGACACAAGATTAGCAAGATCAACTGTTGTACCTTACTTGCAGAGAATTGAGAAAATGTTAAGCGGTATGCTTACAAGAAAGCCAGTCCGTTTAGATAATATTTCTGATTTAGTGAGGGAGCAGCTTTTTGATGTTGACCTAGAAGGGAATGATCTAAATGTCTGGTTATACGAAACAGCCAGAACAGCAATATCATTCGGGCATTGTGGTGTGCTTGTAGATGCACCAAAAGAAGGTGATAAGACTAGACCTTATTGGGTGACATATTCACCACGAAATATTCTTGGGTGGAGGAGTGAGATCATAGATGGTGCAAGACAACTTACACAGTTAAGGTTGTTGGAGAATGTTGTAGAACCTGATGGAAAGTATGGCGAGAAGCAAGTAAAACAGATTAGAGTTTTAGAGCGTGGTCGTTATGAGATCCATAGAAAAGATAAAAAGAACAGTGAATATAAATTATTTGATGAAGGTGAAATGAGCCTCAAGGATAAAATTCCTTTTGCTGTGGCATATTCCAACAGGGTAGGTTTTTATGAGTCACGCAGCCCTTTGTATGACATAGCAGAGTTAAACCTTAAGCATTACCAGATTCAATCAGACTTGGATAATATCTTGCATATTAGTTCTGTACCATTACTTGCAGTCTTTGGTTATCCAAACGCAGATGAGATAACAACAGGCCCAAGTGAAGCTTTAGCATTACCACCAGAATCAAGACTTGAATATGTAAGCCCATCAGGAGATAGTTATGACAGCCAGTTTCAAAGGCTTGGTGATCTTAAGGAACAAATAAACACTTTATCTTTGAGTGCGGTGCTTGGTCAAAAATTGGTAGGAGAGTCAGCGGAGGCCAAGCGAATAGACCGTTCACAGAATGACAGCACAATGATGGTTATTGCTCAACAGATGCAAGATTTGATTGATAACTGCCTCAAGTTTCATAGCGAATATCTCAATGAAACTAATGCTGGTAGCAGCTTTGTAAATAGAGACTTTGTTTCTACAAGGCTTGAGCCACAAGAGATAACAAGTTTATTAACATTGTTTACGGCTGGTACTATTTCACAGGAAACACTTCTTAATCAATTATCTGCTGGGGAAATTCTCGGTGATGACTTTGATATTGAGGAAGAAATGGAAAGTACGCAAAGCGGAGGGTTGGTAGAAATGGAACCGCCAGAAGAACCAGCTACAGATGATGATGACGAAACAGAAGAGGCGGCTTGATGAATGAGTACACCAGAAGCATTTTTCAGAGAAACTATTGATTTAAACAGATATAGTAATGCTGTATCAACAGAGTTTCAGAGAACATATAATGATGTAATTCTTGAAGCAACAAAGAAACTTAAACAGATAAACATTAGACAAGCCGAAGCTGGGGCAGGGGTTGTTATAGCACCACAGACAAGAAAAAGATTAAGGGCAATAATTCAACAGTCAAAGATAAGTTTAGATACTTGGTCAAGGCTTACAACTCAAAAAATGATCAAAGAGATTGAAGGGTTAGCAGAAGTACAGGCTGGATTTATAGAAAATGAGTTAAAAAAAGTTGTTAAGTCTGGTAATGTCCCAATAAATTCTGTTGCTGTTAGTAGAAAATATGCAGAATCTTTTGTTAAAACAGATCCAACACAAGTAAATATTTTTACCAGTAAAGAATTTACAGAAGATGATTTTAAAAGGTTTGGTTCTGGAAAGTTTGAACTTACTGCAAGACAGGGAGCAATGCAGACCCTACCAAATGGAGACACAGTAGAGAAAGCTTTTCGTGGTATAGCAACAAAACAACATGAGTTGCTTTCAAGAAATATTAGACAGGGTGTTTTTAGCGGAGAATCTACACAAGAAATAGCAAGACGAATGATTGGAAATTTAGATTTTGAACAAAAAGCTAAGACCTCAAGACAATTAGCACTTGCTGGCGGTGAAAGAACAAAACTTGCAAACCATCAAATTAGAACCATTGTAAGAACATCTGTTAATCAAGTACAGAATCAAGCATCACAGGCTGTTTATGCAGCTAATAGTAAAGTAGCTCCTAAATATGAATATGTCGCAACTTTAGACAGCAGAACAAGTGCAGTTTGTAGAGATCTTGATGGTAAGAAGTTTGCATACAATAAAGGCCCAACACCACCACAACATTTTAATTGTCGTTCTACAACTGTTCCTGTTGTTGATTATGAAGGTTTGCAAAAGAAATATCCAAGCTTGGAAAAGCCACCAGTAGGGAAAGTTGTTACTAGGCCAAGTGCAACAGGCAGAGTTCCGCAAAATACAAAATATGGTGATTGGTTATTACAGCAAGATAAAAAGCTACAAGTAAAAACTTTGGGTAATCAAAAGAAAGTTCAATATTTTAAAAGGTTGGCAAAGAAGGAAGGATCTGGACAGAAAGCAATAAAAAAATTCGTTCGTGATGATGATAGTGAGAGAAGCTTAAAAGATTTACAAAGGATTTATGGAAAGCCTACAAATATCAAACCGAAGCCCAAGCTTAAACCTAAAGCTGTTGTAGGAACTGCTAAAGCATCTGACTTTGTTAAATCAAAGCCACTTAAAAAACTTACTGAAAAAGAGTTGTTGGCTGATCTTAAAAAGTACAGAGAGCATGAAATAAAAATACAAACAGCAAGAGGTGTAAAAAACCCATATACAGGGCCGATTGATTTTAAAATTCAATCTTTAGAGCAAGGTTTAAGTATAGAAAAAGTAGTTGATAAAAACTCACCAATGTATAATGATTATCTTTTCTGGAAGCAAGGATTTAATAAAAGACCAGATAGAGTTAAAAATGTTCAAGCGTTGAAAAATAGAAAAGATTTAGTCAAGGGTGCTGATGGTGAAAACCTTGTTCTTTATCGAGGAGTTTCAAATGATAATTGGAATGACCAGTTTAAGGGTATAGGTAAAGGAGGTGATAACTATTATGCTGGTGAGGGTATTTATGGTAATGGAAGTTATGCTGCTGCTAGGAATTTTCATGGAACAAAAGCAAGTTTATCTAAGAGTACAAAAAATGCTATTGAAATAGCTGAAAATTATACGCAGAGCAATGCCTTTGCCCCACCATTATCTGTTGCTGAAAAGCAAAAAAGAATTACTGCATTTGGATTAAAAAAAGATGCAAACTTCAAAACTTGGAAAAAAGGTTCCAGTACAAAAAACTTAAAGTATGAACACGCATTTCCAGATTCAGATTGGTATAAGCAAACCTTTCAGAAATGGGAAGATGAAACGATAGCTAAAGCAAAAAAACTTACAGGTTATCATATTGAAACTGTGGGTGAAGCTTGTAGCATACTAGGCATTGACGGCTATCAAGTGCCTTTGCCTTTAGTAGATAAATTGGTAGAGGGTGGTGCTGAATTAATACACTTTGACGCAGATTACTGGGTGATACTCAACAGATCAGCTATAGTGGTAAGTGATACAGTTAAATTATGATTAATGATCCTTTCTTTTCACGAGAGCTTGCACAGTTAATGACAACTCTGCATTTGGATATGAAAGAAAGAAGAAAATGTATTGAAGAAGCTTCAAAAGCAAAAGATTTTAAGTCTTTTGTTAAAGATTTTAATGACGGTAAAATATCTTTTAATTAATAATAGTTGTTGACACCTGTTGAAGAATGTTATATATTTAATATAGACATAGCAACCCCTAAATGTTAATTCAAAAAACTTTTACAACCCATGAGTACATCACAGACAATAAA